TATCAACAGCTTTATCCACAGGCTATTGATTGTTGTTACGCGATAGGAATTACTCATTGTTAAATTTATTTGTGGTACTGTAATGTCCGGTTGTGCAATTTCTGCACGACTGTAAACCTAAACGCAGGTGATTAGAAACTTAAAGGGGATTAGATATGGCCTACTTAAAAGACATAAAACTGTGCATTGATTGCGCGTTTTTTGGCACTCCACAAGGGCAGCGTGATCGTTGCCTCAATCCAAAACTCACAATGATTAACCCTGTGCATGGCGAGGAAGTCTATCCGCTTGCCTTTTCTGAACGTACAGGTCTGTCATCCAATTCTTGCGGTTCTAAGGCGCAGCACTTTGCGCTCAATGAAGACGCTGCCGCTGATCGCGCCAAGAAAGCTAAAGAGCTGGATGAAGTCATGCGTGACTGTCCGTTCTAAGGGGATGCCATGACCAGAGATGACATTGTTAAATGGGCGGCAGAAACCGGATTGGGATCGACACGATACATTTCTGAGAGCCAATGGAGAAGCCTCCATGCGTTTGCTGACCTAGCTGCGGCCTATGAGCGAGAGGAATGCGCTAAGACAGTCCTAGATTGGCTACATGGGGATTGGCATAACCAAGGCGTAGTTGCCGCAATGATGATCCGAGAAAGAGGTGCGCCATGACTATTACACTAACCCGCGAGGAAGCGCAGCAGGTGCATGACGCATTGCTTTACTTTGAAGGTGATATTTCGGATGTGATGTTTGCTGCACTAACTACCCTTCGCGCCCGACTCGCGCAGCCTGAACGCGAATGGCAGGGGCTGACGGATGAGGATGCTGGGGCTGTTAGCGACGAATTTCTTGAGGGTGTTCTGTGGGCGGAAGCCAAACTGAAGGAGAAGAACACATGAAGAAACTAATCTTTTTCTCTGTTTTGCTAGCAAACCCAGTTTTTGCAGAGGAATGGTGGGAAGCATCTAACCAGGCTGGAGGCAAGATTGTCCTGACTACCCAGACCGCTGACTTCTGTTCTAAGAACTCTTGGATTGCTTACATAGAAACAACCAAGCAAGACGCTATCTACGGTTGTTGGGTTGTTAGCAATGACCGTATCCATGTTCGTTACAGAAACGGAACCGTCAAGATTTATGACAAGGAAGGATGGGTCTACAAAAATGATAACAAATGAAGTGAATCAACTGCCCTGGTCGCTAACCTGTGACATTGCCTGTCGCGCAATGGTGTTGAACATTACCTTTGAGCAAGCAGTTCAAATCTTAATCCGTCAGTATCTTGAAGTTACTAAAGGGGAAACGAATGACAAGTCCTAATCAAGATGATTTCGCGCCAGAAGTCCGGCGCTCTGCCTGGTGGTCTGGTGACAGCCGCAAAGCTGCTAATGGTCGCGCTGCTGACGTGATCCTAGAAAAGCTAGGTAAAAAGGAAGCACCTGATCTGTCCGGCATAGAAGCTGTCCAGATGGGCAAAGTAATGGAACCTACCATTGCCAGACTATTCCAGGACAAGCACCGCATTGAATTGAAAGACGCTGACTATGCACTTTCACATAAAGATGAACCGTGGCTACGCTCTCACTTTGATTACATCAGTGCAGATGGACGAACGCTCGTTGAATGCAAAAATTACAACGCTGGCGTTATGCCTAAGTTCGACGAAGAAACAGGTGTGGTTCCTGCTGCTGATATGGCACAACTCATCCATGAGGCTGCCGTACATAACGTCAGCGAGATATACCTTGCAGTCCTGTTTGGTGGGCAAGCATTCCGCACCTATCACTTCACCATTACTGACGAACAAAAAGAAAGCCTGATCAAGCAAATGGCAAAACTTTGGGGCATGGTAGCCACCAATACCCTGCCAGAACCTGACAGCCTGGAGTCAGTCAAGTTGATCTATCCAGAGTCCACAGAAGCCACCATCGTCGCGTCTGGCGCTGTCGAGAAAGCCTGTGAAGCACTCAAGGCATACAAGGCCAAGATCAAGGAACTAGAGGATCAGTCAGAAGCATTAGAGGTCGCTATCAGGGGCTACATGACAGACAGGTCTACGCTGACAGATTTGGCTGGTAGGACGTTAGCAACCTGGCGCACCGCTAAAAGTTCCAGCAAGTTTGACAGCAAGTTGTTTCAACAGGCCATGCCAGACATCTATGAGAAGTTTGTTGTTGAAACCCCTGGCAGTCGCAGATTCCTTTTGAAATAGGAGATGAGAAATGAGTAACTTAGTACCAGTTCAAGACATAGAGCGCATGGCATTAGCAGTAGCCAAGTCCGGTCTATTTGGTGTCAAGACCGCAGACGAAGCTATGGCACTCATGCTGATAGCCCAAGCAGAGGGGCAGCACCCTGCAATAGCTGCGCGTGACTATCACATCATCCAGGGCAGACCGGCACTAAAAGCAGACGCAATGCTGGCACGTTTTCAAAACTCAGGCGGCAAGGTGCAATGGGAGGACTACACAGATGAACGAGTTTCTGGAATTTTTAGTCATCCTAGTGGCGGGTCTATTACTGTTACTTGGACTATCGATCAGGCAAAGCATATTGGATTGGTTAAGCCTAGTTCGGGATGGCATAAGTATCCTCGCGCAATGCTTAGATCGCGCTGCATCTCAGAAGGAATCAGAGCAGTGTATCCAGGCTGTGTGGTTGGAACCTATAGCGTCGAAGAAGTCCAAGACTTTGACGATAAACCGGCAAAGGTTGTCACGCCAGAGATCAAAGACATGGGTGCGGCAGACATCGTTGACGAGATTAAGTCAGCTAAGGTTGTAGGTGAAGATTTTTTGCCTCTGTACATACCAGGTCAAGAGGAACCATACGACTTGGCGGAGAACTTAGACGCTTGGGAGACTATTTTCTACCAAATGATTTCAAAGGTAAAAGCCGGAAAGCTTGATGACAAGCAGAAGTTGGAGAAGCTAAAAGCATTCAAGAAAGCAAACCAGCACGTTATTGAAAACATGACACCGACAGCAAAGACCAAAGTCTTGGCAGCAGTCACTACCTTGGAGGAAGTATGAAACAACATCAATCAGAACCAGGCAAGGGCGTACTCTTTCAGAACGATAAGAAAGCGCCAGGATCAGCACAGCCTGACTACAAGGGCGTGATCACTGTAGACCGAGATGTTAAGGCCGGTGAGCAAATCAAGATTGCTGCTTGGAAGAAAGCCACCAGAATCAGCGAACTGATTAGCTTGGCGCAGGATAACTGGACACCCGATCCTAATTACCGCAAGCCACCAATGGAAGCGCCCTCGGCAACATTGAAGAAGCCTAGAGAGTATGACCCATTCAAGGATGACGAAGTACCGTTCTAATGGCCTCCTCTAAAACACCAACCCAACGCAGTCTTGAGTATCTGCGAGAACAAGGCTACTTCTGCGCGATAGTAGAGAAGTGGAATCCTTGGTCAAAGATACGTCAAGACCTTTGGGGATGGTGCGACATCCTGGCTATTCGCAAGAACGAAGTCTTAGCCGTTCAAGTGACTAGCACAGGTGTCGCAGAGAGGATCAAGAAGATTCAAGAATCACCCACGATTACGCTGGTCAGAGATGCCGGTATTCGAGTTGAAGTTCACGGCTGGCGCAAGAATGTCAAAGGCAGATACGTTTTGAGAGTGGAGGATATTTCATGAACGCAGCGAACCTAACTAGGTCTGATCGCTTGCAGCGCGTGTTTAAGCTGCTGTCAGGCGGTGGCGAGTTTACTACCCTGGAGATCATCCAGAGGGCAGGTGTTTGTGCAGTCAATAGCATCATCTCGGAGTTGCGGCAGAACGGTTATCAGATCGACTGTCAGCGGCGTAATGACAAGTGGTTTTATAGGATGACAATATGAAAGTATTTATCGCAACACCAATGTACGGCGGTCAATGTTTCGGCTTCTATGCTCAGTCTTTATTGCAACTAAACAACATGATGCGTGACAAAGAGATCACCACCATGATGTCCTTCATGTTCAACGAAAGCCTGATCACCAGAGGACGCAACGCATTGGTTCACCAGTTCCTAAAGACTGACTGCACCCACTTGTTCTTCATTGACGCTGACATACGCTTCAATCCTGGCGATGTATTCCCTATGCTAGACGCTGACAAAGACATTATCTGTGGCATCTATCCTAAGAAAGAAATCAACTGGCATGGCGTTTCTAAGGCGGTAGACGCTGGCGTGTCACCTGATGAATTGAAGTGGCACACAGGTAGCTTTGTGGTCAACCTGGTGGGCTATTCAGGCGAGGTAACAGTGCCGGTCAATGAACCTGTAGAGATTTGGAATGGCGGCACAGGCTTCATGATCATCAAGCGGGAGGTTTTCGAGAAGCTGGCAGACCAAGTTCCAACCTACACCAACGATGTCACAGACCTGGCTGGCAACATCAAGGCTGATGAGATCAAGGAGTTCTTTGCTACCAGTATTGAACCAGGCACAAACCGCTTGCTGTCAGAGGATTACCACTTCTGCCGTATCTGGCGGGAAGCTGGCGGTCAAGTTCACGCAGCGCCCTGGGCGCACCTAGCGCACGTTGGAACCTATGTATTTGAAGGCGCTCTGACGCCAGCACCATAAGGAGAGATCATGTCAGAAGAAATAAAAGACAATCAGCCTAACGACATCTTCGATGCTATCAGGCGCGAGTTCAGGATGAAGAATGATCGTGAACTATCTGAGTTCTTAGAGATCACGCCATCCGTATTAAGCAGGCTACGGCATGGCAAGATGACATTTACGCCAACTTATCTGCTGGCGGTGCATGATGCGACAGATTGGAGTCTGGCAAAGATCAGGGGCTACTTACCTAGTAGCGCAGCCGAGTGAGCATCCTGTTTGTTGCAGGAATGCTGGTCGGGATCGGATTAACGATCCTTACCTTTTTGTTTCTCTTTTGGCTGTTTTTGCTGACTTCTTAAAGTCTGCTGCGGTGGGAGCGCCCTTGCTACCAGGCGCTCTCATCCTCTCACCACTACCTGCCTTGATCCTAGCTCTCTTGGCATTGATGTTTGCGTAGAGTCCGTCTTTCATTTGACACCCCAAAAGTAAAGGTCGTGCGCCTGATCGTTAGTAGTAAAAGCATACTGTCGGAATTCTGACAGGTCAAACGCTTCTCGAAAGTCTTGCTCGGTTAGGTTGCGGTAGTAGTCACCGCAGAATGGCGCATCATGTGGGCTGGTGCGCCGTGTGCCATGCTCTGCCCTGCCTGTGGTCGCACAGCTAAAGAAGACCAGGCCAGAAGACATCCTGATCATATTGGCAAAGGTTTTCACCCAAGCAGGATTATGCTCAAAGCACTCGCAACTAGCGACAACATCAAAACTGCTATCAGGATAGGCGAGGTCTTCTCCTCTAGCCACCACATCAACATCGGTTCCTGCGCCAAGATCAACGCCAACATAGATACATTGCTCAAAAAATGGACGTATTGATCCATTGATGTTCAGGCTACCAACTTCCAGGACGTTCTTGCGAACAAAGTAATCAGGGAACTGTGACTTGAGGCTGGCTACGAATTCAATCTGCGCTGGATGGCTCAACGACAACCCCAACGCTTTCTGGCTGCTTTGCCACGATCACCTGTCCAGTTGCGGCTACGGGCGCAAAAAGACTTGTGACGTGGGTTAGAGGTATCTTTGGTCGGGGCTTGTAGGTTGCTGCCGGTCTCTCGGTTGTACTTGGCTCTGCCTTTGGCAGTCAGTCCACCGCCAGCCTTAACTGACAGCTTCTCACCCCTACCTACCGACAGCTTTACGTTAGTTTTAGACATCATTGTCCTATCTTCATCATTTGAAGTAAGAGTTCTTGCCGACGTTTTTCTACTGCTTGGCGCAGCATATCTGCTTTGATCTGATTGAAATAGGCGCTACGGGCTTGCGCGGCTTTCTCTGCTTCCTCTATAGATGGAAAGTTAGGGAAACGGAATCCTGTTTGCGCCTGCTTCTGGACGTTTTGCTTGATGATATCGAACTGTGTCTTTGGATCGTAGATCACACCGCCATAGATGCTAGGCACGTTATAAAAACCGCCACCAGGCAATCCTAAATCCTCTGCTGATTCGGTAATGGAAAGTTCAGTATGCGGATTCTCGAAGTCATCTTCTTCAAAGACCACCGGCCTATCCATTTCAATAGGAAAACCAGAAGGGTCTAAAACTTCTTTCTCAGACAATTTTGGCTCCTCGCTGTAGTTGCGCCAATGTCACGCCACCTGTGTACTGGAAGTGCGGATATTCCTTAAACCGCTGCCAATCACCCGCCCACTCTAATCCTGCTGCTTTACCTATTCTGCCTACGTCTTGCCAGATTGAGTTCTTGGAATCCCAAACAGGTTTTCCGTGTAGTAACGGAACGACATCCACAGCACAACGGTAATTATGAAAAGACTGACCAGCCCGTGCATTCGTGACAATCCTCCCTGGTGCGGTTCTGCCTTGAGCGTACAGCGCTGCTTGGCTGAAGTTATCTCGGTAGGTGCTAGTGACAAGCAGTTCTATACCTTCTGCTTCACAATCAGCAATCATCTTCTCAACGCGCTCCCGAACCACTGGCAGCAGGTCTTCAATCTTACGGCTGTTAATCACTTTGCCGCCACTCCTTGAATCTTCTCAACAGTACGCAGCGCACCCAAGCCAAGCATCCCCATCAATACCGGCAGCATCTCAGACAGGTCAGCAGGACTTAGGTTGATGTCATAGTGAGCAAACGCTGCAATCGTCTTGGCTACGCTTATCCCGATCCAGTTCCAGGCACAGGCAGCGCCACATATCCAGCCGATAAAAGGACGCCAGCCAGAAACAAAAACGGAAGCATTCGCAGCTTCCACTTTGTTTATTTCTAACTGCCCCATGATCTGCTGCAACTCACCAGACTGTTGCAACTTAAACAGTTCTAGCTTTGCGGCAGCAGCTTGGGTTGGATCAGGCCAAAGCCGGTCTATGACTTTGCTACCAATGTTCAATATGGCGCTGACCGGATCAAGCGACATTACAAACCCTCGCCTGGCGTGATGTACAGTTCCGCATTGTTATGAGGCGCAATGATGCGGACATAGACCGTTTTGGTTGCGCTAACCTGCGGCCCTGTAAAAACCTTTTCACTGTATGGTGGGATGGCAACTACCGGAGCGCCATTGGCAGTGGGAATGCTTGCTGTGATATTTGCTGTTTGTCCATAGGCAACAAACACAGGATAGTCTTTACTTGTATTGAACACCAAGTATTGATTCACCGGACTAACAGCCGTTAAAGAAACCACAGCCCCTTGAGTGTTCGCGGACGCAGCAACCGCCACCACGCAGTTGCCCATCGGCTGAAAGGCAATATTGTTAGCCATTAGTACACCTTCTTGCCGCCACCAGAAGTCGGGCTTTGCTTGCTGTTGTCGCTACCGCCAAAGTTAAAGGTGGAACGGAACCCACCCATAGGCACTTGACCTGGCTGCCAATTCTGATAACGTTCTGTCGTATCAGACGGTTTCTGAGGACGGATAGCTTTCGCGTATTTCTGGCTGTAGTTGAGTTCTTCAGCCCCAGGTACGCTACTCTTGAGCGTTAGGTCTTTCTTGTCGCGCATCTTTATTCCTTTCCATTCTTATCAAAAGGTAGCTGAATAACGCAAACACGGCTAACGCTACCAGCCTCTCCCACATCAATCCCCACATTGTCCAGCAAGCGAGCGCGAAATTCAGGCACAAAGCCAGAATCACAAGCAATCTCTCGCTGATGACGCTCAAAGCCAAACGCACCAGTGATATAGCATCCATACTTGTATCCCCTTTCTAAATGGATACTCATATCTTACTACTCATCCTCATCATCAGCAAACCCTGAACCCCAATCATCATCCGATATCCTGGCTTTTAGTTGTTCAAGTTTTAACGCTCTGTCGATGATTTTTGACTTGTCGGTCAAACTGGCGGTTGGATCGGACATGGTGGCCTTTAGCAGATCACCGATTGCCCTCTCCAACTCTGGATTTATCCCCTTGGTCTTCTTGCTCATCGCTTGGCTTTACGCTTCTGCACGGCCTGCTCTGGGCGCTTCATCTTGCGGGTTGGTTGAATCATGGTTGGTGGCGGGGTTTCATCGCCAACACCGGCTTCTTGGGGTCTGTCATTGCGGATCATTTTCTTCCTTTCTTTGCTTTTCGAGCAACACTAAGAGCAATAGCCACCGCTTGCTTCTGTGGCCTCCCACGATTCATCTCACGACGAATGTTCTTACTAATCGACTTCTGACTAAATCCTTTTGTCAGTGGCATGATTACCTCCCTGGTTGCATAGAAGTTGGCTTGCCAGCACCTGTAAGCGCTTGGTAAGCAGACAAACCTACCTGGGGCGCTACATAGGTCACAGCTAAATTCTTCAGAGTTCTGCCAAACAAACTAAGCTTTTGCTGCTCTGGCAGTGCGGAATTAGCAATAGCATCTAGCTGCTGACTGATTTCGTTAATCTTATTAGTAGGCATCAAACCTGTTCTGGCTAATGAATCCTTCAGGCTAGTTTGCCAGAAACGCTGTGCGCCAAATACGCCCTGCTGCGCCCTGTCAGACATGACCTGACGAATAGCCTGTTCCAAGACTTGCTTACCATTAGGACTAGCCGCAATCGCAGGCGCAACCCGATCCCACAAGGTTCTGTCACCTGACGTAATGATCTCTTGGACACGGGCGGCAGGTTCAGCGGTACTCAGGATAGTAGAGGCTTCTTTCCTAGCTGCATCGGTAATCGCTCCAGCAGCCTTCTCGCCTTCTTTAACCAGCCTGCCAGCCTCTTTCTCACCAATATCCAGCGCCTTTCCAGCTTCTCTACCAGCCTGACGCTCTAACGCTTCTTTCCTTGTCGCAACCTTGCCAGCACCCGCAGCCATACCTTCAGCACGCTCTAGGTTCATAACGTAGTTGTTGGCGCTAGTTCTCACTTCCGGCAGGGCAGTCAGCCAATCTGAGTTCTGCTTGCTGGTCAGCCAGTTCCTTGCTGCCTTGGCATCCATGTTGGCAAGGTTCTTAGCCACATAGTTCTTGGCCTCTTGAAGAACCAGGTTCCGATCACCTGTTAGCGCAATAGCGTCTGCAACTGATTGCTGGCTGTTGAATAACGCAGCAGGCAATGACTTGGCATCGGCTTTGAACTGAGTCGGATCAATCCGATCCATTGCAGTAGCTTTTGCGCCAGCCTTGGTTCTAAACTTCTCTAGCAAACGTGAAGCAATCTCATATTCCTTTTGCAACACATCATGCGCGTCACCTGCAAACTTAGACTGAATATCGCTAATTTTTGCGTAATACTCTTGCGCTATTTTCTGCCCAAGCGCTTCATATCCTTCTGCTTGCTTGCCAAAAGCGGCGTCACCCAAACGCCTACGCACATCATCCAGAGCATCAAACGAAGTAGGGAACGTCTTGTAGACCGGCTTCCCCATTTCATTCATGCCTATTTCCACTTTACGCGCTGTTACTGCGTCATAAATGTTTTTATAA